GCCTCGGGGCGCTCAAGCTGGCGCTGGAGGCGGCGGCAGACGATCTTGGTCTTGACAGGTCTCGGAGGTGATCGGCATGATCTTGTCATGCTCAGAAATTGCGCATGCGCAAATCTTGGGCACCTCAGAAAGATAGCGGGCAAATGGCTGGCCGCGGGTGGAACCCCGAAATGGCGTGGCGGCAGGCGCTGCAGCGTGCCGTCAACCGGCGCATGGCAGGGCAGGGCTCGCCCAAGCGGCTGGAGCGCCTGGCCGACGTCGTGGTCGAGCAGGCGCTCGGCGGCGACATGGCGGCGGTGCGCGAGATCGGCGACCGGCTCGACGGCAAAGCGGTGGCGCGGCAGGTGATCGAGGGCGACGGCGCGCTGCTGGCCGGCTTCGGCGCGCTGCTGGCGGCGGTGAACGAGGAGCGCCGGCGGCGGGCGGCGAGCGACGAGCTCGGGCCTCCGATCGTCGACGTGACGCCCGAATATGGTGCTGTGCAACAACACTCCGAGGTTGTAGACCACGATCCGGAGGACGCGAAACAAGCAGAAAAGCCCGTCGAATAAGGGTTTCGCATTTTCGATAATCAACATTATGCGATGGTGCGCTGCACCAACGCAGCAAGATCAGAGACTTAAAGGGGCCACGCTTCGGCCTGCTGAACATCGCACCGCGACGTGGCCGGCGCTCCTCCTTCGCCAGGCTGCCCGCGGCCTCGAGCCCGGCGCCGATCGCTGCGATGGCGACGAGCGCCGGCTCGGCGACGCGCCAGGATGGCGCAGGAGCGTGGCGGGGCGCCGGCTGTATCCAGCCTGCGGTCGACGGTCTTCCGTCGTTCCTAAGTCATCCTGGCGCGATTGCGGCCCGGTCGGCGAGCGCCGGCCGGTCGCGACCCGTACCCGGCCAGACCCCCCCGGCCTCCCGGCCGTGGCGGGGGCGGCGGCTGCGGCGGCCCACCCAGTACACCCCCCCCCCACCGGGGGCCATCAACCCCGACCGGAGTCCCATGCCCCCCGCGAAAATCGCGAAGCAGGCGACCCCGTCGGCCGAGGAGTTCAAGCAGCTCATCGCCGCCTGGGCGGACGACCCGGTCCTGTTCGTGAAGACCGCGCTCGGCGCGACGCCCGAGGCGTGGCAAGCCGAGGCGCTCGAGGCGGTCCGCGACCACGACAAGGTCGCCATCCGCAGCGGTCACGGCGTAGGCAAGACCACCTACCTCGCGTGGCTGGTGCTCTGGTTCCTCATGACCCGCCACCCGGCGAAGATTGCCGCCACGGCGAACACGGCGCACCAGCTGAGCGACGTGCTGTGGAGCGAGATCGGCAAGTGGCACCGCCGGATGCCGGAGGTGCTGCGGCGGCTGCTGGAGGTGAAGAGCGACAAGGTCGAGGTGGTCGGCGTGCCGGACAGCTTCGCGGTGGCCCGCACGGCCCGCCGCGAGCAGCCCGAGGCGCTGCAGGGCTTCCACAGCACCAACATGCTGTTCGTCATAGACGAGGCCTCCGGCGTCGACGACCTGGTCTTCGAGGTCGGGCAGGGCGCGATGTCGACCGCCGGCGCCAAGACCGTGATGACCGGCAACCCGACCAGGACGTCGGGCTATTTCTACGACGCCTTCCACCGCATGTCGGCCAGCTGGAAGACCATGCGGGTCGGCTGCGCCGACAGCACGCAGGTCTCGGCGGGCTTCCTGGCGGAGATGGCGCAACGCTACGGCGCCGGCAGCAACGTCTACCGGGTGCGCGTCGAGGGCGAGTTCCCTCTCGCCGACGACGACAGCGTGGTGCCGGCGCATCTGATCGCCTCTGCGATGGACCGCGACATCGAGCCGTCGCCGACCGCCCCGATCATCTGGGGCCTCGACGTGGCGAGGTATGGCGACGACCGATCGGCGCTGGCGAAGCGCCAGGGCGAGAAGCTGCTCGAGGTCCGGACGTGGCAGGGCGCGGATCTGATGGAGACCGCGGGCCGCGTCTACAACGAGTACCAGGTCTGCACGTTCAAGACCCGGCCGGCGGCGATCTACGTCGACTCGATCGGCCTGGGCAGTGGCGTGCTTGACCGCCTGCGCGAGCTCGGGCTGCCGGTGCGTGGCGTGAATGTCTCGGAGGCGCCGGCGGTCGGCGAGCGCTACCTGCGCCTGCGCGACGAGCTCTGGTTCCGCGTGCGCGAGTGGCTCGAGGCGCGCTCGTGCGCGCTGCCGAAGGACGAAGAGCTGGCGGCCGAGCTCGGCACGCCGCGGTTCAAGATCCTGTCGACCGGCAAGCTGAAGGTCGACTCGAAGGACGAAATGAAGAAACGCGGCGGCAAGTCGCCGGACCGCGCGGACGCTGTCTGCCTGACCTTCGCGGCGAACGGCGCCGCGTTGTCGACGGGCTCCAGCGGCGCGTGGACGTGGAAGAAGAAGCTCGAGTACGCGCCGGGCGCGTGGATCGTGTGAGGGGCTGATGTCTGCAGCATGGACGCGCAAGGCGGGCCAGAACGCGAAGGGCGGGCTCAACGCGAAGGGCCGCGCCAGCTACAAGGCCGAGACCGGCGGCACCCTCCGGCCGCCGGTGAAGGCTGGCGACAACCCGAGGCGTGCGTCGTTCCTGGCGCGCATGGGCGCGATGCCCGGGCCGGAGCGCGATGGTCAGGGCCGCCCGACGCGCCTGCTGCTGTCGCTGCAGGCCTGGGGCGCCTCGTCGAAGGCCGATGCTCGCGCGAAGGCGCGGGCGATCTCGGCGCGGAACGCGAAGGGTAAGTGATGGACATCCCCGGCGTGCAGATCGAGATCGAGACCGGCGAGGACGATGCCGCTCCCGCGTCCACCGAGATGATGGACGACGGCGAGCTGCAGTCCGTCCTGCGCGCGGAGTTCGATGACGCGCGCGACTACCACACCAACCAGCTGGGCAACGAGCGCCAGAAGGCGGGCGACTACTACCTCGGCGCCAAGTTCGGCAACGAGCAGGAAGGCCGCTCGTCGGTGGTGTCGACCGAGGTCGCCGACACGATCGAGTACGTCATGCCGTCGCTCATGCGGATCTTCGCGTCGACCGACGAGGCGGTGCGGTTCATGCCGCGCGGGCCGGAGGACGTCGAGGCGGCCGAGCAGGCGAGCGAGTACGTCAACTGGGTTCTGAACAACGAGAACGCCGGCTTCACGATCCTGCACAACTGGTTCAAGGACGCGCTGCTCAACAAGATGGGCGTGGTCAAGTTCTGGTGGGACGAGAAGGTCGAGACGTCGACCGAGGAATACGAGGGCCTGAGCGATCCCGAGTTCGCGCTGCTGGTGAGCGACCAGGCGGTCGAGGTCGTCGAGCACGAGCAGAAGGTGCTGCAGGCCGCGGTCGTCGATCCGATGAGCGGCGTGATGGTGTCGCCGCAGATCGTGTCGCACGAGGTGACGGTGCGCCGCCGTCGCAAGTACGGCTGCATCAAGGTCGACAACGTGCCGCCGGAAGAGTTCTTCGCCAACAAGCGTGCGCGCTCGCTCGAGGACGCGCGCTTTGTCGCGCATCGCGTCGAGATGACGGCGTCGGACCTCATCGCGATGGGCTACGACCGCGACCTGGTCGAGAGCAAGGCCGGCGCGACGTCCGACCTCGAGACCGACGCCGAGCGCAGCCGACGCTTCTCGGATCTCGCGAAGAACGATCCGGCGGATGACTCGCAGCGCACCGTGCTCGTGACCGAGTGCTACGTGCGCGTGGACTACGACGGCGACGGCATCGCCGAGCTGCGGCGCATCGTGTGCTTCGGCGAGGACATGGAGGTCGCGGCGAACGATCCGTTCGACCACATCCCCTTCGCGGTGGTGTCGCCGATCCTGATGCCGCACAAGCTGGTCGGCCGCTCGCTGGCCGAGCTCGTGATGGATCTGCAGCTGATCAAGTCGACGGTGCTGCGCCAGCTGCTCGACAACCTCTACCTCTCGAACAATTCGCGCGTGGTCGTGGTCGACGGCCAGGTGAACCTCGACGACCTGCTGACCAACCGCCCCGGCGGGATCGTTCGATCGGCGGCGCCGGGCATGGTGTCGCCGCTGTCGGTGCCGCAGATCGGGCAGCAGGCGTTCGGCATGCTCGAGTACCTCGACGCCGTGCGCGA